TTATTTGATGCGTTTGGCGTTAATTCTACACCAGCGAATAACTTCGCCAGCTATCCATCTGGCGTGTGATTTTTCGCTTAGTCTCACGCCTTTTGGGAATGTCGGGTCTTTAACGATTACATTCGCAGTCCGTTGGTATTTGCAGCCAACTAATGCCGCTACATATTCCAATGGAATTAAGTTTTGGCTTTTTTCTGTAAAAGCGGAAACAGCCATCACTTTAATTGCTTCTGACATTTCTTCTTCCGCTTTTTCTGATAGAGTTATTTTATCCATAAAAGCTCCAGTAATAGCTATTATTAATTAAGAGGCTCAATACTGAAATAACTAGCACTTAATACAACACCTTGCTGTATGTATTTAGCGGTAGGAAATATTTGTTTAATAATCGCTCTAGCTTTCTTTTCATTAGCTTGCCCATTAAACGATATTGACAATATATCAGCGCCGCTATGCTTACTATACATAATTGATGCTTTGTCGCTTTTAAAGCCAAGAGTTAAACCCCAATCAAGGTTAAATTCGAACCCGTGCTTTTCGAGCTTTTCAATAATTTTTTCCTTTTTCATGCTTGTTTCCTTTTAAAAATAAAAAACCGCCCATAAGAGCGGTTGTAACGATTTATTTTAGTTAGCCGATAAACGATATAGCAAATGTTCAAAATCGGCTCTGTGTGCTTGTTTAAGCGGTTCTATGAGCTTTCTCGCTAGTGGTAACGATTTGTCATAGTAACGCTTGTATTCTGTGTGATGTCCGTAAACTGTCGGACTATATGACGAGCCAATTACTTCTAACGGTTTAACCAGTTTTCCCAATAACCAATTCATTTGCCCGTGCGAGAATAACAGTAGAGTAAGATTTGAGATTTCTTCTTTTGTTAAGTCGAAAGTAAATCTTTCTTCTGCCGGTGGAAGTGCAATAGGTTGTAAGTTCATAATGAACGCCATCGCATTTCCGAATTGGCTTTGTGGAATTTGGTCGTATTTAGCAACCTTGAAAGCAGATTTCAACTGACGGTAAATTTCTTGCCAGTGTAAACCTGTTCTATGGTGTGCTTGTTGCACGGCAGATTGAATTGCTTGTTGTTGCTCTGGGGTGAGAGTGTTAGGTAAAAGTGCGGTAGTTTTTCTTACCTCTTTATCTAAAATATCAAGAACCCATTTTCTGAACTCTTTAGCTATTTTTGTGCGAGCAAACATTGCAATTAGGTGTGCGCCACGCAATGAGAAGATACGCACTTTTTGAATACCGCCTGCGGTTTTCATTTCCACAAGTGCGGTCATTTCTGCGGTAAATTCGTCTGCGTTAGCGGTATAAAGTCTGCGAACACTACGATCGGCATCGGAATAATCTAACGCCTTGCCCAAATCACTTGCTGTTAAGAATGTTTGATTGTTTTGGTTGATAACCGAAAGAGTAGTATTTTGAAAAGTTAAAGTTGTCATACGCTTATTCTCTAAATTGAATTTAAATTCAATCATCACGAGCAACTGCGATTACTGGTGATGAACTAGGCAAGGTTCGCAGTCCTGGTGAATAAGCGGTTAAACTTCCAGTGGGCTTTCGCCCCCTTACCTAGCCCATCATTGACAACTTTTCAAAGGACGGATCAAATCGATCCCACCTTGTTGAAAGGTTTTAATTTGCTAGATTTCGGCTATAAAAAAATCGCCATTAGGCGATCGTTACTACCGCCACTTATTCTTTCAGGACTGCGATCCCGACTTTCTGTTGAAAGTGAGAACATCTTAATCCGAAGTATGGGCGGTGTCAATGTAAATCAATTCTTTTCAATATCTTATCCAATCACCCAGCAAAACACTTTCCACGCTGCACCAAAGAGCAATCCTATCCAAGCTCCAGCAACAGCAAGAACAAAAGAGCCTGTAAGTATATATAACAACCATTCTTTAAATGCTTTCATACTTACTCCATCATACTCTTCATAAAATCAAGCCATTTTTGAGCATCTTCTTTTGTGCGAAAGCATCCGCCTCTTTTCGAGGTCTTGATATTAAAATCACTTGAGTTCCAGAATTCACCATTGTAATCAATAATTCCGCCATTAATATAGAAGTATTCATCGCCCTCTTTCGGCTTAAACGGCTTAGGTAAATCTTCAATGCTAATCTTTGGCTCTTCCCACATTCCAATGATGTCATATTCACGGGTCGCACGATATTTTGCTATACCTAGCACATTCCAAGATGTATTGTTGATGTAATTACATTCAAGTCTATACCCAACTAATGGGTACATTCCCACTTTTACATTCAGGCTCTTAATATCGTCAAGTAAGTTGTATTTTATATAGGCTTTATACCCATTTCTCAACATTACAGGCTCACCATTCAAGGCTGCTTTTAGGTCAAATTTTTTCATTTTCCTTCTCCTAAAACAAAAGGCGCTCACTTGGAACGCCTATTGGATTTGTTAAATATTGATTTACTGCTTTGTAAATATCCACTATTAATTCGAGTGGAATGTTCGATCTTTCATTGTATGATTTTGAAAAATCCTCCCATTGTTGCTGAGGCTTTGATTTATGATTATTTCGCAATCCAAGATTAATATTGCTCTTAAATCTTGTTGGTTTACGCAAAGGGTAGTTATACAAGTTATAGTGCGCCAAATTATCAAAAGGAATCTGAAAATTGAGAATATCGTTTACATAATGCCAAATCTTGCTGCTTGCCGGATTTTCTATTACATAAACTTTAGGCTCATATCGTTTGATAATTTCTATCGTGTTGTAGATACAAAGCTCACCATTAATGCGGTTCAGAAAAGAGCGGTCATATTTGAATTGGACGTGCGGTAAATCATAATCCGCACGACTTCTTACTGTGAATTTTGATAATTCACGATTGACTGCGCCTGTTTCCTGTTTCCAGCTTGCATTACCTCCCCACATCGCACTTGCAACCGACCAACTCTCACAAGGTGGACTAGCTATAATCAAATCAGGTTTAGGCAGCTTATCAAGCTCATCGAATAGCTTATTATCGCCAAACATACGACTATAATCAGCTAAATTAAGATTAATAAAATGGTTATTTTTACTCTCAATATCTATGCCGACAGGGTAGATTTCGATTGACTGACTGACTGACTGATTAAATAGCTCTGCACCTTGCGTATAGCAACCATTGCCACTATCGAATAATGCCCAAACAATCATATCAATCACCCGCTTTATGGTTTACCTTTGCCATATTAACCACCGGCAAAACATCAACCAAAGGTCTTTGCGTGCTTGTTTCTTGCGGAGCATCAAAATAGTGTTTTGCCCACTGGATAAACTCAGCAACAACATCAGTATTCGGTACATCTTGCAATGCTAATTCTGAGATATTGATAATGTCATTTCTCATTTCAGCGCCGAATAATATCCAATTTTCTTTAACATCATTGATTGCTAGTTCTATTGCGGATTCATTGTTGCTATTCATTCTTACATAGAAATAGCAAACAAAAATATCTGCAAATCGAGAATAGCGAATGCCGACTTTAATCTCATTCATTTCCGCCCCTTGTTCTTATCCGTATAGTTAACTAACTCACGTATTTTCTCACGCACAAGCTCAAGAGCTTTTTCTAAACTCCGTTCTTTCTCGTGTAATTCCGCTAATTCGTGTTCTGCTTGTTCTTTATTCATAATTCACCCAAAAGAAAAGCCGCTATTTTGCGGCCTCAATCATTTTTAAAATGCGTTCTGGAGTTTCCTTTACTACCACATTATGTTCGTCAGAAAACTTAACAATAGAGCAGTCATTGTGTGATGTTGTTACAGTTCTAATTAAATCTACATTTACAATTAAATCACCGTTACCAGCTCTAAAATTTGTCAATTTAATAAATTTACTCATAACCAACTCCTAGAATGGAATTCCATCGCTAAAACCATCATCTTGTTCAGCCATTGCACCTAACTGGTCAGACTTTGCCTTTTTACTTGTTTTCGCTTGTTTTGGTTCATCTTGGCGACCGCCTAACATCTGTAAGTTATCGCCTTGAATTTCGGTTGTGTAACGGTCTTGTCCGTTACTATCTTGCCATTTGCGTGTTTTTAATCGCCCCTCAATGTATACTTGCGAGCCTTTGGTAAGATATTGACCTGCGATTTCTGCTAATCTGCGGTAGAGTACAATTCGATGCCACTCGGTTTGCTCTTTACGCTCGCCAGTGTTTTTATCCGTCCAGCTTTCACTTGTTGCCACTGTAATGTTTGCTACTTGCTCACCGTTTGGCATTGTGCGAATCTCTGGGTCGTTTCCTAAAAATCCCACAATGATTACTTTATTAATTCCAGCCATTTTATTGCTTCCTTATGCTTTTAAATTATTGATACAGATGTCGTAGAATGAATTGTATTCGTCAATCAAATCAGGGTGGTTAGTTTCAATCCACGGCATTTGTTTTGCGTAGCGTTCTTCAAGTTCTTTCTTGTTTCCGCACTCTTTCAAGCCAGTTTTTAACTTATCAAGGATTGATTTATCTTGAGTAGAATTCACATTCTGCTGGGTTGATTTTTGAGAGGGTTCTTGTGATTTTGTCTTTGGGGTTTCATCATCTACCGGTAAATCTTCGCCAGCATAGATGTAATGCCCAAGCCCACACATCGCAATAGCTTTCGCAAGGCATCGCATAGTCGCCTTGTTAATATCTGTAGCTGTTGGGTTTTTGATAGCTCTATTTAAATGATCCATTACAGGCAGCCACATAAAGCGACTAAACTGTTCATCACCATCTTTAATCGTTAGCGTTACCGATACCATTACAGAGTCATCTGGCATAATTTTATCTTGATGTATTTCGTAAATGCTTTCAGGGAAATGCTCCATAAGTACGCCCCAAGCCCACGCCCAAGAGAGGTAGGTTATAGCAAATTTACCAGAGCCTTTCGTTTCCGTTTTATCGTTTACGTTGATTTTACTTAGTAAATCCCACGCTCTACGTTGTAGAGATTGTTTTTTCTCTGCCATTTCTACACCTCGAAATTCATTCGTTTGTAAATCGCTCGCACTCGCTCAACATCTTTAGCACAATATTCAGCGACTTCATCAATGAGACCATCTTGTACCGCTTGCCACACCTTAGAACCGTCAATATCGCCTTTCTGCTCGATATTAAGCACTTGGCATAGCTTATTAAGGCTAGGTTTAGATTCTCGATTATATCCGCACCATTCCCACATCGTGTCGTAAGTGTTTCGCTTATCCATTTTGTAGTAAGGTTTCACACCATTAATGATGCAGCGTTGCCATAAGAATAATCCGTCAAAACTCGTTACGTTATGCCCAATGAATACTGGAACGGTTTTACATCTGTTCGCTTGTTCTTTTAGCCAGTTATTAAACCGTGTCAGAATGTCTTTCTCACGATCTTTTACTTGCCAATCTTTACGGTAGAATGTAACAACTTCATCATTGTTAATAGCCGCACTAATCACTACAACTTCACCAAACGCACCGTCTAAAGAAGTCTTATTAACTGCAAGCTCTTTGTTTTCTTCAAGCCATTTGTTAATCGTTTCTTCATTCTTGTAATTAGCTGGCGGTTTAAGGTTTTCACACACAAAATCTTGATGTTCTTTGTTTTGTGTTGGGATTGTTTCAATGTCGATATAGATTTTCATTTTGTTCACCTAAAATGGCATTTCTTTGTAATAAAGCTCAATGATTTCCTTTGCTCTTTGTGGGTCGATAATTCCACTCATTAGCCAATCTTGAAATTCATTAAGTTTTTGCTCTCGTTCTTTACTAGCGGAGCGGTCATTTTCTTTTCGGTTAATCATTAAGGATGTATCCATTTCTATAATCCTTTTCTAACTGTTCTAATCTATCTTCTGCCATAGCAGTCAGAATTTTAATTCGCATTTCTTCATAATCAGTGCCAAGTGCGACCGCCTTTATAAATTCATCATCATTAAACGTATCATCATCAAAGGTATTGATAACATCATCATAATCAAGCATCTTCTCTCTAAAAACACAGATAACATCATCATCACAGTTAGCGATATTTTCTTTGATAGCTTCTATTTCCATTTCTACCGCTCGATTGTAGTCATCTTCTTTGCTGCACTGTTTATCCCATTTATTGAACTCTAGGAGCTCCCATGCCTCTATTATGCTCATTTATCAGCACCTCAATTTTTCCAAAGTATTCGGTTAATTCATCAAACGTAGAAATTAAAGCTCTGCGACCTTGCCACACTATGTCTTTAGGCGGTGCAAGCAGTCCACTGTGAACTACGCTTTGTTTTGTGTATAGGTAAAACTTAAATTGGCGATGCAAATCAGCACTTGAGAAATAAACCTGTCTCTCATCTTCTGGCTGACTTAATCTTTGCTTGGTGTAATCCTTAAACAACTCCAAAGACTTAACCCAAGACTTCATCATTCGAGTTCTGCCAGCCTTTTTCATTTTTTCGCTAGTACCTTTAGGCTTTCTTTGTTTCTGCCCGTATAGCGGTAATCTGACTTCATTCATAGCGTTAAAACGCTCAATTTGTCGGTTAATTAACAAGATTGCATTTTGTTTTGAGCGTTGCGGATAGGTAGAGTGATTAACCACGCCATTAATGATTAGACTTGCGATAAAAAAACCGTTTTCTGTTTGTTTAATCTTGATTTCTGATGTGTATCTAATTCTTGGCATCGTCTAATTCCTTTTGTTTTTGTTCTGTATAAGCTAGAGCCTCTTGTTTAGCTTGCTCTGTAAGATTTGGTTGGTATTGTCCATGTTCAGCAATCCACTGTATGCGTGCTTGTTCACGCTCTAATGCTGTAGGTTCGCTTGCTTGTGCAGCTAGAGCGGTAAGCATTGTCATAGCAACTAGGCAAATTGAAAGGATGGTTGCGATTACATAAGCAGTTGTTTTAAGAAAATTGATTAACTTGTTCATGGTGTTTACCTCGTATGGTTAGGAATATTGGTTAAAAAAATCCCCTAGTGCCAAAGTGTGAAAGCAGCTAGGGGTCTAACCAATTTAAAGGAGATTGTTTTAATTATGAAAAACGCTGTTCCCAGCTAAATCCGCTCTCGTTCAATCAGTTATTCAAGAAGATTGAGCTTTAATTCGCTATTTGAAAGCGGATTGAGATGGAGGCTCTTTTGGGATTTGAACCCGTGTCATTTTTCCATAACGCTACCCTTGTTTTTGTACCGTGTCGGTTTCCACAACCAACTCAACAAAGAGCCATTTCAAAGCACACTTCTCTCTATCATTCGCAACGGTTTCACTTGCCGTTGTGTCTCTGTACTTCAAATGTGCTTTGAGATATTTCCCCACTGCGAATTGACTTGCTGTAACTGTCAGTTTTTCACTGGTCTCATCTTTCAGTGGGTATTCCGTTTACTCTCATTATGTAGGGTAGGGCTTTTAATCTACACGACCGCATAATGCCGTTATGAGTAAACTTCTTGTAATCTGATTTTTAAAGAGCGATTTAAAATTTTTATTCAAGCCCACCGTGATGAGCTTAGTAAAAACTTTATAATTTTTTGATTTCTTCCAGTTTCACGGGGAACCAATAGCATTCATTGTTTAAGTGGATAAATCTTTCTGATTCAACATCTTTAACACCTTTGGCAAACCCGATGATTTTGTATGGACCAAACTTAACTCCGTTTTTATTTGTGTAAGTAACAAACTCATCAACTACAAAATCACAACCGTTTGGAGCTTTATCACTAATTCCTTTTTTAAAGTTTAGAATCTCAATCATTTTATTCACCATGTGTATCTCGTTTTGATGGGTGTATGATAAACATTTCTTTATTTCATGTAAAGTTTTATTTAAAGGAAAATTGATTGATTGCTTATTTTTTGAGCTATAAAATAAAGCAAACTTTATAATATGTTGATTTTAAACAGAAAGAAATCTTGAATAATTTTTACTGATTGGCTAATTTTTAAGCGTTTTATAATTGTGTGTTTGCTAATAATGCGATTTTTCCTCGATTTTTTATTGTTTTTGCGATCTGTATCGCAAAATTTAGTAGCTCAAATAGACTGCGCTTTTGATTAAGGTATGATTGCCAAGAAAAAAAGGAGGTGTTATGAAAGAAAAGTTTAAGTTGTGGTTAATCTCGCTAAATTGTGACTTGATTAATGATTTAGGTATTGATGAGATTGTATCTAGAGTAGATGATAGGCTAGAGATTATCCTTGCGAATAAAGAGGAGAGAGTAGTACTTGAGGATTTGATTAAGTGCTTTAAATCATAAAATAAAACCGCCTTGATGGCGGTTTGTGTTAGTTATCGTCTTGTTTTATGGCAACAAAGTAACTCCCTTCTTGTTTATAGCCTATTATTTTTTGAGCTTTTTGCTTTAATCCTGCTGTTGGCTCATTCTTTTTAGGTGAAACAAGAGAACTTCTTGATTGGAATTTTTTACGATCTACTTTTATTGCTATTTTCATTCTAATTTAAGTAAAAAATCTCTGATTGTTCGAGACTTTGGCTTATATTTACGCTTGTTTCTAGTTACCTGGTATTCTTTATGGCTTTGCGTATTGGTTGATACAGTATATTGAACTCCTTTCTCATCTTCACAGCACCATTGATGCCCTGTTAATGTTGCTGTATATTGCCAATCTAAACCTGCAAAGTCAATTTTAGCTAAATCATTTAGAATATCTCTGACGTTAGAATAGCGCATTTTTACATCAACTTCTAGGCATTTACAAACTATTTTCATCAATGCTTTTGGGATATGGGGCAAAATAATGTCTCTTGTCGGAAATTTTTTGTTTTTTAATGCATTTATAAATCCATCCTCTGAGTTACAGGCTTTCTCAAATTGAGAATTAAATGCAGAGTCGCCAGCGCACATCCTATAAAGTGTTAATCCAATTTGGAAAATATCAAATTGAACGGTAGCCAAGCCTAATCCCGAACCGTTATCTTGATAAATCTCTGGGGCGGTGTGTTTGACGTAATGGTAAGTTACGTTATACCAGCCATTTTCATCTGTGTAATCCGCTAGACCAAAATCCGATAATAAAGCTTCATTATTATCAGATAACAGAATATTATCCGGCTTAATATCTAAATGTAGTAGTCCTTTTGAGTGAATGTGCGCAACTCCACTAATAAATTGTATCGCATATCGTATAATTTCTCGTGCAGTCAAAAAGCGTTGTGACATTAATGACTTTAGCGAGCCATTTTTATAGTAGGGCATTGCAATATAAATATTTTTCAGATCCTTACATGCATATTGAATTTGCACAACATTTGGATGACTGCTCGCATAAAGTATTTGTGCTTCTTTTAGGAGTTTATTTATATTTTCAGCGTTATTTTTTGTTGTTACTTCTTTCACAACGATTTGCGCATCCATATATTCATCATGAGCGAGATAAACCTTTGAGTTTTTCCCCTCTTGACCAATTTCTTGCTCTTTGTGAAATGATACTAATGCTGGAGAATAAATCTTTTCCATTGTCATTGTGCCACCGCCATTGCAACGAGCATTGATTCTATTTCTTCTTTAACATAGTCAGTCACATTCATTTGTATTTCTGTTTGATTATCTTGTTTTTCGATGAATTTCTTTAACTCTTTGGCGCTTGTTTGTAGTTTGCTTGCCATCCCTGCCAGCATTAGCGTTTTATACGACTCTATTTTGCTACTAGCAAAAGTTTCTTGAATAACACCCTCAATATATAATCGCTCTATTGACAAAGATTTAGCATTACTCTCTGTTACTCTAATACCAGCTTTCTCTATATCATACTCACGCAATAAATCTAAAATATTATTACGAATATACTTTAATTGTTCTGGTATAATTAATGCTTGTGGAACAACAATATTTTCAATATTCTTAAATTCCGCATTTTTATTATCATAGATTGAAAAATATACTTTTTTAGGTGTTACTCTTATTCCAAGAATATTCATGTTTAATTCCTCATTCATCTACAATAGCTCCATTTTCTCTAAACACTTAAAGAAAGGCTTCCATGCCTTATGAATTTATTTCCTTTTATGTTTATCACATCTATAAGTTTACTGCCTCAATATGGATAGTGCGGATAAATCTACCGATGAATTGAGCGTTTTTACACACATCATCGCTTATCTGTTCTGGTGGATATATTTCATTGTCTGAAATCATACGATAACCGCCTCCGATCATCTTCTGAATCCGTTTAATGAATAATGCACCGTCAATCGCAAAAGCGTATATACCATCACCACTATAAGCATTAACTTTAGTGTCTAAAAACACAATATCACCTTTTCTAATGGTCGGCTCCATGCTATCGGTTGGTACATTCACAAGACAGATACCATCTGATGACTTTTTACCGACTAATTGAGCCATTCCCTCGTCTGTTAAATATAGGCTCGAAATAATCTCTGGATAGTCTGAATTCTCAAAGCCTGTTAATCCTGCTGCTGCTCTCACATCGTAATAATCTATTCTATGTTTATGTAAAACACCGAATTCACCACTGATTAGATCGCCTTGTAGCTCTGATTGGATCGTATTTGGTTCAGCCATAATAGCATCTTCAAAATCCCCTCCATCTCTAAGCCACTTGTAATCAACACCAAGTAACTCGGCAATTTCCGTGAGGTTGCGTGGTTTTAACACCTTGTCATTAATAATATTTCCAATAGCCATTGTTGATGTGGCTAATTTTTCAGCCATAAGCTGTCTTGAAATTCCTTTTAAATCCATAACGTAGGCAATTCGTTTGCCTAGTGTATCTAGTGTGTTCATAAGTTCACCTCAAGATAGATTGTAAAAGTTTTCTTTATAAAGACAAGAAAATAAAACTTTACATTCAATAAAGTTTCGTTTATCATACCTATAAAGTTTAATAAAGCAAGGTTTATTATGAATAAAGGAATTTTAAAAGCTATCAAAAAATGCAATGGGCAGAAAGAGCTTGCTAAAAAATGCGGTGTTACGCAAATGGCGGTTTCTTATTGGTTGAATAATAAAACTCAACCATCAGCAGAAAAATTAGCACTAATCGTGCTTGCAACGGAGTTTGAAGTTAAACCTTGGGAAATCATTCCAAGTAAAGCAATCAAACAGGTATTTACCAGAAATTAGGCGACAAAAAAGCCCCTGCGGGAACAGAGGCTTTGATTATGTCGTATGTAATAACCTTTATCAGTCGGAGGACATCAAAAGATGACTAAATTATCACCTAAATTTAATGAAAACGCAAATGAAAGTTCAAGCAAAACTCAAAAAGCGTTAATCCTTAAAGCCTTACAACAAGGCGACCGCTTAACTCACTTAGATGCGGAAAAACGTTTTAATTGCTTGCGTCTTGGCGCGCGAATTTATGACCTAAAACAACAGGGCCACAAAATCGAAAGACGAATGATTATAGTACCTAGTGGTAAATGCGTTGCTGAATACAGATTGGTGGCTTGATATGGAAAGATTATTCTCACCCGAATTTGTAGCTAGATTAGACGATAGAGAAAAAATCCTAGCATACGAGGCAGTTAAAAGAGAGCTAAGAGAGCGAAACGCAAGCCAAGAAGAATACGACAGAGTAACAGATCAAGCGATTGAGGAATTGGAAATATGAAACCGTCAGAAATGCTAAAAAATACAGGTAGAGTGATTGCATACCGCCCAAATTTAGCACGTTTATTTGGTGGTGTTATTGCTGAAGTATTCTTTGAGCAAATCTTCTACTGGCAAGATAAAACAGATTCAGATCTTGGAGTTCACAAAACTCAAGAAGAATTAGAAGTTGAGACTGGTTTATCAAGAAAAGAACAAGAAACTGCTCGCAAATTGCTCCGTGAAAAAGGTGTTTTAATCGAGACTTATAAACGTTTAGAGCATCGTCTTTATTACAAGATTAACTGTGACAAATTAGACGAATTATTAGCAACATTGGCGAATGTACAAAACGAACATTCCCCAATGTCCGAAAGTGACATTCGGGAGTGCGACAAAGTGACATTCGTTAATACACTAGATTACAACACTAGATTACATATAAATAACCCCTTACCCCTTAACGGGGAATCTGCTAACGCAGAACATTCGGAAGTCGGGGGTGCGGACAAGCCGCACACTGACAAAAAACAAAATTCAATCAAGGTTAATTATTCAGCAGTAGCAGAAACATACAACGACTTGGTTAAAGAATTAAATTCAAATCTACCACTAATCGCAAATCCATCACAGTTAAGTGATAAACGCAAGAAAGCGATTAAGAAACTAGCTCAAGTGTTTATTAAACGATTTGAAATTGATACCGATGTAGAGTCCGCGCTTGGTGAGTATTTCAAAGACTTCTTAAAGTCCGCCCCGAATTTCTACTTTGGCGAAAACAATCGAGGCTGGAAAGCAGATTTTGAATACATCTTGAGAGAGACAACACTGGATAAAGTTTTAGAGGGGAATTGGTAATGGTAACGCAAGATAATAACTACAACCTAGAATACGGACTAATCAGCTCAATGCTAGCGACTGGATTAACTGCTCAAGCCCGTGAAGTGATTAGTTGGTTAGAACCCGAAATGTTCGCCACATACAATCTAGGTGCTTTATACGCAAACATTCGCAAACAAGCTCGTAAACACGATTTAATCGACTTTTTGCTGCTATCTCAAGACTATGGCGAAAACCTAGCAACGTTAGCGGAAATGGCAAATAAAGCGACTTACGGTGGAAATCTATTAGGTTATGCGAAAAAGATTCACTCATCTTGGGTAAACCGTTCAGCTCAACAAACAATGCTTAAACTTGCTGGCGAAATGTCACAAGCTCGCAATGAAAGCCAAGTGAATGAATTAACTCAAAAAGCGTTAAATCAAATTCAAAAGCTCCTTGTCAGCAAAACAGAAATCAAACCTGTGGCAATGGGTGAATTAATGGATTCTTACATTGATGTACTAGAAAAACGCTCACAAAGCGATTTTAAAGAGCGTTTACTTTACACAGGCATTGAGGCAGTGGATAACATTCTAGGCGGAATCAATTCTACTGACATCGTAGTGGTTGCTGGGCGACCGGGTACTGGTAAAACAGAATTTGGCCTAACACTCACACGAAACATTGCCAAGAATAACGGTTCAGTATTATTTTTTAGCCTTGAAATGGGAAATTTCCAATTAATCGACCGCTTACTAAGTGCGACTGGTGGTGTTGGTGTCAAAAAACTCCGCAATCCGCAAGAATTAGATGATTTAGATTACAACCGATTAACCAACGCAATCACCGATATTCGTGAGCAGAAAGTCTATTTTGTTGACCGTGGCGGTTTATCAGCAGATGAAATCTGTGCGATTACAGAAAGACACTTGAGCGAAGTAGGCAGTCTATCCGCAATCGTGATTGATTATTTAGGCTTAATGGATCACAAACAAGGTGGGAACATCAACCTAACCCAAGCTATCGCAAACTCAATGAGCAAGCTCAAAACGTTTAGCAAGAATTTCAACATTCCGATTATTTTTCTTTGTCAGCTTAATCGTGAAGTGGATAGTCGAGCAGTTAAACGCCCAACAAACTCTGATTTAAGAGATTCAGGCTCAATCGAACAAGATGCAAGCCAAATCATTATGCTTTACCGTGAGGGGGCTTATAAAGCCAATACAGATAATCCGTATTCAGAAGCTATTATCACTAAAAACCGTTTTGGCGAATTAGGCACTGCGTATATGAGATTTGATAAAGGTCATTTTGTTGATTGCGACCAAGCAAAAGCCTATCAAGAATTAAACGAAAAACCGCAACAAGCACCGAAAAGCTATGCGAAAACCTACGGAAAAGGAACTATCCAATGACAGAACAAAAATTTGATAAAGATACATGGCAAACACCGAAGTATTTTTTTAATTGGCTAAACAAGCGCTTTGATTTTGATATTGATGGCTGTGCGAATGAGCATAATGCTCTTTGTCTAAATTGGATTGGCGAGGGTAGTTCACTCGGTAAAGACTTTTTAGATACAAAAACACCTTACCCTTATCGCAATCTGAGTTTTTATGTCAATCCCCCTTACTCTGATGTAACTCCATTTTTGAAGGCAGCAAAGGAGTTAAGAGATAAAGGGCATTTAGTTGTGATGTTACTCAATAACGATAAATCAACACAGTGGTATCAAAACCACATTCACAACGTGGCAAATGAAGTGATTGATATTACAGGTGGACGAATTGCATTTATTCATCCAGTAACAGGTAAGGAAATAAAAGGCAACTCAAAAGGACAGATGGTCGTAGTCTTTGATCCAACAATGGAAGACTTTGTCACACGTTCAATTAGCCTTGATTTTATTAAAAAGGTTGGTGGGTATAGCAAATGAGTTTTGAGGAACATAACAATCGCAAGAAAGCGAATAAGTTTGCTGAGTACATCACGGGGGAATCTTTGCGCCGATATTTGGCTGGTAAAGTCGAGAAGCACTTAGGTAAAAATCCAAGTGTTTTTGATGGTGCAGCAGGCAGTGGACAGCTTGAGCAGTATATTAAACCTAGTGAGTTCATTGCGGTGGAAATTCAGTCGGAATCATGTGCGGCATTGGAAAATAATTATCCAGATGCTGAAATTCATAATATGAGTTTTTTCTTGTATCAAAGCGAGCAAAAAAGTGATTGTGTTGTAATGAATCCGCCTTTTTCACTTAAATTTAAAGAGTTAAGCGCGGAAGAGCAGGAATCTATCACGGCAGAATATCCGTGGAAAAAATCTGGTGTAGTTGATGACGTGTTTATGTTAAAGGGGCTAGCTAATGCTAAGCGATTTGGTTTTTTCATTATGTTCCCGGGTATTGGATACCGTAACACGGAAAAGAAACTCCGTGAAGTTATTGGGAATCAATTAGTCGAGTTGAATTTGATTCAAAACGCCTTTGAAGATACGCCAATTTCAGTGCTTTTCTTGGTGGTTGATAAAACCAAGTCGAATAACAAAACATACCGTGAATTGTATGACTGTGCCACGAATAAAATAATTAACGCTGATGAATGGTTAATTGATTCTGATAAATGGGACACGGCTTCACCGCCAGAGCCGCCAAAAGAAAAAGTAGATCCAATGAAATTAGAGTTGATGTCGCAAGCTCAATTAAAAGAGCAAGTGAGAACTCAAATTCAATTTAGCCGTTTGGTATTTGATTTGGAGCGTTGGCCTAGAAAAGATTTTGAAAAATTTTGCGATGAACTTTGTGAAGTTATTCAATTTGAGAAGAAAGATCCAGGATTGCCTCCATTAGGAATGATGCTATGAGCCAATATAGACAATTTTTTCTACGCTCAAACCAAGTGCGGTTGAATTGCATTGATTTTATCAAAGAACTACCAACGGACGATAAAAAACCGTTGGTGGTAAAAATCCAACCGATGACACGTTCGCTTGAGCAAAATTCAAAGTTACACGCACTACTTAGCGATATTAGCAAACAGTGCAAATTTAACGGTGAAAAAAGAGATATCGACACTTGGAAGATGATTATGGTATCGGCTCATAAAATCGCAACAGGTGGCAAAGCTGAAATGGTAATCGGGCTTGAGGGTGAAGTAATCAATCTACGAGAAAGCACAGCACAAATGAGCGTACAGCGATTGGCAAGCCTTATAGAGTATGTTCAATCGTGGGCGGTAGAGAACGATGTAATTCTTAGCAATGGCTGGAGGCACTAGATGAGAGAAGAAATAGCGTTGGCGATTGTGTTGTTTGCGGTTGCTGTTGTGATTATTTGGTTGGTGGATAGTGCAAATGATGAATGATAAAGAATTATGGTTATTGATTTTATCTTATATCTGCATGATAGCAGGTGTTATTTTAATCACTGGTAAATGGTGGTAGATATGAATAAACCTAAGGAAACCAAATGCAAAGTATGTGGTAATTACTTTGTGAAAACAATAAGCTCGATGCAAAAGGTATGCTCACCTAAATGTGCGATTGTTCTTTCAAAAGAGCAGGCAAGAAAGAAACGAGAAAAACAAGAAAAGGCTCAATTAAAAGAGCGGAAGAAAAAACTACTAGAGAACGACAGAGGTCATTGGCTGAAAGCACTTCAAAAAGAAGTGAATAAGTTTATCCGATTAAGAGACAAAGGTCAGCCTTGTATCGCTTGCGGTGCAGTATGGAAACCAAGTTTTCAAGCCTCACACTTTATCCCACAAGGTAGAAGTTCATTCCTAAGATTTGACGAGAGAAACATTCATTCTGGTTGTATTAGATGCAATCTCTTTGTAGGCGGTGGAAACATACACGGATATAGACCAAGACTGGTAGAGAAGATTGGCGAACAAGAGGTTCAGTGGTTAGAAGAAAATCAACACAGAATTAAAAAATGGGAAATATCCGAGCTTAAAGAATTAATCAAGGTTTATAGAGCAAAAATTAAGGAACTAGAGAATGAATAAATTCAGCGAACTACCAGAACTAGATTACGACCAAATTCAATTCGTTGATAACAGAATGTATTCTTGGGGCGGTTGGATTAATAGCGGAAGATTGGATAAACCAGAGTTAAACATTCTCTACAAGTTAATGAAAAGCGTAGAGCCGCAAGATGAGCCAAGCAGTGCGATTTGTGATGACGAGTTTGGAATGGCGGTTAGCGAAGATATTGAAATGTTCTTTAAGAAATACGATGAGCGGATGCACTTCATTCTCTTCTCGTATTACGTTCACAGATTAACAGTGAATAGAATAGCCACAAAACTAAGAGAGCGTGAAGAACCACAGTATATGCAGCCTTGTAACGGGAAACGAGATATTAGAATTCCTTGCTTAAAAACCTGTAAGCGTAGAGTAGAGAAAGATTTAGCCTTGATGAAAGCCATTATTTACGGCATTTTAATCAAAATTGAAGTTAAACTAGCCATAGAAAGCGAGAAAAGAAAAAATATTAAAAAAATTCGATTTATATATTGACATACTTGTCATCTTGTCCTATCATAATCATATACGGTGGTCGTATTGTAAGTAGTAAACACCGAAATAAATTCAATATAGCCCTGATCGGAAACGGTCGGGGTTTTTTATTGGGCGATTAACTCAGTTGGTAGAGTGGCAGCCTGTTAAGTTGTGTGTCACTGGTTCGAATCCAGTATCGTCCGCCAATCCTCAAGCTCACGTTTATTGCGTGAGCTTTTTTATTGCCCCGCAAACAAATGGCGAGGTGGAGTATGAGAAAAATGCTAAAAGACGCAGGAAATCAAAGCGTATTCTGGTCTGGCTTTGGTGCATTTTGGGCTATGTATACGCTGCAAGAGTGGCTCGCTATCTTCGGGCTTTTGATTGGTTTAATCAGTGGTTTAGTCAACATGTACGCAAAGTTTGAAGAAAGCAAGGTTAGACAAAACGAAGAGCGCAGAGCGGATGAGCTTCACAAGTTAAAGATGGAACAATTAAAGCGAGGATTAAGAGATGGTACTGTCGAAGACTAGAGGTGCATTAGGCGCTTGCTCGGTTCTTGCTGTTGTTGGGATTATGTATGCCAACTTTAGTAATGAGATTAGGTTAAGTAGAGCTGGAGCGGAAATAATCGGTAACGCTGAGGGCTGTATGGCAACTCCATATAAATGTCCGGCTGATGTATTAACTGTTGGCATTGGCTCAACAGAATACTCAGGGCAAAAGATAGAGCCTAAGAAAAAATACACAAACGAAGAAATCGCCTACCGATGGAAGAATGACATTAAGCTCGCTGAATCTTGTGTAGATAAATATGCCAACGGAAGAATGCTGCCACAATCTGTTTTTGACGCTATGGTATCTGTCACGTTTAATAACGGATGCGGCAATCTTAAAAATTCAACAATGTTTCGATTAATGCGAAACGGTAATTATGTTGCTGGGTGTAATCAACTTCTACGCTGGGTTTATGCTGATGGGCGAAAGCTGCAAGGCTTAGTTAAGCGTAGGGAAAAGGAAAGGGCATTATGTTTAGCAGATTTAAAATCTACGCAATCTCAATTATCGCATTAACCATTTTGGGCTTGTGCGGTTGGATTTGGCACCAATCAAAGAATATAGATGAACTAAGAGCCGAAAACCAAGTGCAAGCCAAAACCATTAAAAGCCAAGAGCAAGTTAATCAATCGCTAAAAGATGCGATTGAGACAGAACGCCAAGCGGTAGAACAACAGAGAGTAATCCATGATGAAATCAAACAAGCAGCACAAGACAAAATCCAAGTGGTTCGGAAAATCATTAAGACACAACCTTGCTATAGCACTCGTATTAACGATGACGCTATTGAGCGGTTGCACCAATAAGGTAACAACTAAGACGGAGTATATATATCCGCCTCAAGCATTTCTAACGCCTTGTGTTAAAACTCCATTCACTGGTAGCACATACGGTGAGGCGGTAGAACACTTAATCATAGTGCAAGGTGAGCGTGATATGTGTGCTAGTCAAATCACAAACATTAACAAGTGGATTGAATCTACAAAGGATAGCAAATAAAGGATTTCCCTATGCCAGACGTGAAAGAGAAATCCACGTCTAAAGGCGTGGTGAAATTAACTGATAAGCAAAAGCGGTTTATTGAGGAATACCTAATAGACCTTAACGCAACACAAGCAGCAATTAGAGCTGGTTATAGCGAAAAAACAGCGTATTCAATAGGTGAAGAAAACCTGAAGAAACCTGAAATAAAGCGTGCTATTGAAGAGGCTCAATTAAATCGCTCAAGTCGAGTGCAGATAACCCAAGATGATGTTATCCGTATGTTAATTGAAAACATTGAAAAGTCATCTGGCACTAAGCAGGTAGTTATCACTCAAACAAGAAAATCAGAAGATGGTGAGTTCGTTGGTGATGATGTTGCTCAATTTGTCTATGAGCCATCTAGTGTAAATAAAGCCCTTGAACTTTTAGGTAAGCACTTAGGGATGTTTAAAGATAAATTAGACGTAACCACTGGCGATAAACCACTTCCGACAGTAATCAATGTGACGTTTAGCGATGAGCCTTGATATTAAATTTCCGACAAAGTTCCGAGCATTATTTGAAAATATGTGGCGCTTTATCATCTTCTATGGTGGTCGTGGTTCAGGTAAGAGCTTTAATATAGCGAGAGCGTTAATCATTAGAGCTTATCACAATCCTACACGAGTGCTTTGTTGCCGTGAAATTCAAAAGTCTATATCTGATTCTGTTATTCAGATGTTGATTGACCAGATAGAGAGATTAGAGCTACAAAAATTCTTTGAGGTGCAGAAAACTCAAATTATCGGTCAAAATGGCTCAAGATTCACATTCGCAGGGCTTAAAACAAACATTACTTCAATCAAATCGATGACAGGTATTGATGTTGTTTGGGTTGAAGAGGGTGAGAATGTATCTAAAGAAAGCTGGAATGTATTAATTCCGACTATTCGAGAAGATAAGTCTCAAATTATTGTCAGTTTTAACCCTAAAAATATTTTAGACGATACCTATCAGCGATTTGTAATTAATCCGCCAGAAAGATGCTCTTCTGTGTTGGTTAATTGGCAAGATAATCCGTATTTCCCAAAAGAGCTAATGGAAGATATGGAACAAATGCGAGAGCGTGACTACGAGCTTTACAGACACGTTTACGAGGGCGAGCCAGTAGCCGATTCGGATATGGCGATTATTAAGCCTTTATGGATTGATGCTGCGGTAGATGCTCATATTAAGCTTGGGTTCGCTGGTAAAGGATTGAAAAAAGTCGGCTTTGACGTGGCAGATGAGGGCGTGGATAGTAACGCAAATGCGTTTGTACACGGTTCGGTCGTTCTTGATGTTGATGTTTGGAAAAATGGCGATGTTATTGATTCAGCCAATAGAACAAATCAAAGTGCGGTCAATTTTGGTGCTGATTTAATCGTTTTCGATAGTATCGGGGTTGGTGCTGGTGTAAAAGCTCACTTCAAACGATTACCTAAAACTATTCAGGTTGAGGGCTTTAATGCTGGTGGTTCGGTAGCTTATCCAGAGCGTGAATATATCAAAGCTAAGAAAAATCAAGATATGTTCTCAAATATCAAGGCTCAATCTTGGTGGTCATTAAGAGATAGATTTTATAAAACCTATCGAGCAATCAAGCACGGTGATGTTTATCCTGATGATGAACTAATAAGTCTATCAAGCAGCATTAAAGAGCTTGAATATCTTAAGGCTGAATTATCTCGCCCTAGAGTGGATTACGACAATAATGGTCGAGTTAAAGTCGAAAGTAAAAAGGATATGCGAAAACGTGGCATACCGTCACCAAATATGGCTGATGCGTTAGTGATGTGTTACGCACCAACAAAACCAAAATCATTATTGGATTTATAGATATGAAATTTTTTGACGGAATAGCATCTCTGGCGTTAAAGCTCGGATTAAAGCAAGAGCAGACGAAATACACTGCTAATTCAATGCTTACTGAGAAACGAGATGAATTAGAAGCGCTATGGCGTGAAAATTGGATCGCCAATAAAATCTGTATTAAACGCCCAGAAGATATGACGAGAGCGTGGCGTGATGCATTCTCTAACGACCTTGATTCGGAGCAACTAGATGCTTTTACTAAATATGAGCGAAGAATTAAACTTCGTGAAACGCTAACTAAAGCATTGCAGTGGGCAAGTCTTTATGGTTCGGTTGGTTTACTGATTGTTACTGATGCAACAAACTTAAATACGCCATTACGGCCGACTGAAAAGCTAAAACGATTAATCATATTGCCTAAGTGGAAAATTGGCGTAACAGGCGAAAGAGAGACTGATTTAACCGATGCTAATTTCGGTAAATACAAAGCCTATTCAATCAGTGGCGATGATAAACCTCTAATCGTTCATCATTCAAGATTATTGATTATGAACGCTAACGATACTCCGTTATCCGACAATAGTATTTGGGGTGTTTCAGACTTAGAGAAGATTATTGATGCTCTAAAACGCTTTGATATTGCTTCTGCTAACGTTGGCGACCTTATTTTTGAAAGCAAGATTGATATTTTCAAGATTGAGGGGTTGTCCGACAAGATTGCAAGCGGTTTTGAAAATGAAGTAGCAAATGTAATCGGTGCGGTGCAAGCCATTAAATCATCGACTAATAGCTTACTACTTGATAAAGAAAACGAATATGACCGCAAAGAACTCTCGTTTGGTGGATTGAAAGACCTTATCACTGAGTTTCGTAATGCGGTAGCTGGTGCAGCAGACATGCCAGTTACAATCCTGTTTGGTCAGTCGGTTTCTGGTTTGGCTAGCGGTGATGAGGATATTCAAAACTATCACGAGTCAATCCATAGATTACAAGAGGCGAGATTAAGACCTGTTTTAGAGGTAATCGACACTCTAATTTGTAATGAGTTATTTGGCAGCGTTCCTGATGATTGGTGGTTTGAATTCTTACCTTTAACGGTTGTTAAACAAGAGCAACAAATCAATATGCTCAACACATTCGCAACTGCAACCAATACGCTAATTCAGAATGGTATCGTAACAGAGCAACAAGTAGCAAATGAGTTACGAGAAAGCGGACTATTTGCCAATATCTCGGCTGATGACATTGAGGATATGAATAATGCTGATGAACTTGCCGGAGATTTTGAAGAACCAAAAGACGAAATCGAAGAAATTCAAAACACTGAAAGTGAGCAAAAGAACGGAACTATGGTATAGAACCGAACTTAAGCGACAAGTCAAAGAAATGACCGATACCATTGAAAGAGCCTTAGAAAAACCTAATGGCTCTTTTTTTATGGATGAAGATGGTGGGTTTCTTGCGTTAGCGGTCAATTCTCTTCTTAAGATTCTGAAAAGATACGAGAATAAAGACCATTCTGCTGATGATGAAAAAACCGCACAGGGATTCGTTAGCAGAGGGAATATTCAAAATCAACAGGAAGTATCAAAGAACTTAAAAAATCAAACTGGAATTGATTTGGCAGCGTATTTAGGCAACAGTCCGAACATAGCGGAAAAAGTTAATGCGATGACAACTGCCAACGTTCAATTAATCAAGTCTATTCGTTCTCAATACCTCGACAAAGTGCAAAATGCAGTTACGCAAGCGATGGTGAATGGAACGCTGAATAAAGACTTGGTTCAACAGATTAAAGACATCGGCAAAACGACCGAAAAAAGAGCGATATTTATTGCTCGAGACCAATCTTCAAAACTCAACGCTGCATTAACGCAAGCGAGACATGAAGATGTAGGGATTACAAAATACACTTGGAGTACATCTGGCGATGAGCGAGTGCGTGAAAGTCACGCAGAAAAAGACGGTCAAGTTTTTGAATACGCTAATCCACCAGCAGATACAGGACACCCCGGACACGATTTTAATTGTAGATGCGTTGCCATTCCTTATCTCGGTGATGTTTTGACTAATCCGAAGAAAGCTGAGACTGAATTTGAATTAACACAGAAAGAAACTGCCGAAGAACAAGCTCCATTAGCTCAAAGCACAATTGAGGTTATGGATAAATTGAAAGTTCTTGAAGTTGAGCATAATCCAGTTGGCGAATTGCAGAGAGAGCTGACGTTTGACGAGATAATTGATAAGTTATCTGGTGGCGATATGACACAAGGTTCTTGCGTCTCGCTCGCATTATCATACATAGGTAATAGGTGCGGGCTTGATGTTACGGATTATAGAGGCGGAAAGAGCCGAGAGTTTTTTAGTAGAAATCCTCATACAAGAAAATTGCTGTCTGCTTCAGGTATAAAAATGGAAGTTCATGAGGTAGCTAAAGAGGCTAAAGGGACAGCTGATATTTTGATTGGTTTACCATTAAATAAGGAGTATTATTTAAGCACAGGTACACACGCTGCGATAGTTAGAAGAACTGATAATGGACTTGAGTATTTAGAAATGCAGTCATCTGTGAAAAATGGATGGATGCCATTTAATAAATACGGAACCGTCATTAAGACATTGCAAAAGCGATTTGGGTGCAGATTATCAGCGGATAAGTATGGGTTCTTGAGCAAGGTGACGATTGCCGAGGTTGATAGTTTTAAAACTAGGAAAACCGACTTAAAAGAGGCTCTTGGTTATATTAACACCTCAAAGGATAAACAAAAGAAAGGTTCATGGGGTAGCGAAAGATGATACTTTGGTTTAAACATGAAGAAACAGATGCGGTATGGTGGAAATCAGACACCGAATCTGTTGGTGAGATAATTTTCTCATTTGACAAAAAGAAAGAATTTAACTTTTGGCAAGACTATCCGTCTAAGCTAACAAAAGAGCAGAAAGCTATCTTTGACAAAGAGAATGAAGTTTTAGTTAAAAGTTTGAAAGGCTAGACTGCATTAAAAAGACAACCCGATCAGAAATGGTCGGGTTTTTTTATTGGGGTAATAAATGCAATTTACAGACAAAACAACTCAAGCAAAAACACAACGAACAATTACGAAAGACGGTTTTTTAGTTGTTCCTGCGACAATTTCTAAAGTCGGTGTTTTTGACTATCTAGAATCAGAGCTTGGATTAAAAGGCGATGGCGTGAAGAAAGTGGCGAGAACAGAAAAATCGCTATTTTCTGACGAAACCATTAAGAGCTTTGAAAACGCAACACTAACAATCGGACACCCAGAACAAGGCGTAAATGCTAAGAACTGGAAAGAGTTATCTGTTGGCGTTGTGAGAAATGTTAAGCGAGTAGGCGATGAGCTAACTGCTGAAGCTTGGATTTATGACGAACAGGCCATTAAAACCGTACAAGAACACGGTGTAGAGCAATTGTCTTGCGGCTATGACTGCAACATCATCCAGTCAAGCGTTAAAGATGCAGATTTTGAGATGTCTCCGATGATCGGAAACCACGTAGCGATTGTGGCAAAGGGTCGCTGCGGTGGAACTGTAAAACTTGCCGATGAGGAAAAGACCGTTATGGGAAAAACCGCTAAATTCCTCGATGCGTTTTTAGGTGCATTCGGCATCAAATTGTCCGATGAACAGAAAAAACAAATCGAAGAAGATGAAGAAACTGGCAAAGATGGTGAAAAAGCTCCAAAAGCTGAAAAACCAACTGAGCCGAAAGAAAAACAATCTGAACCCGAAGATAAAAAGGAAGAAGAAGTGAACAAAGAAGAGTTTGAAAAACAACTTAAAGCCAAAGACGAAGAAATTCAAGCATTAAAAGATGCACAAGCAAAACGTGATGCAGAATTAGCACAAGCGGCAATGTTAGCTGATGCACAATCTGTATTTAAAGATGTGAAATTCGCAGATAAAGCAAGCGTTCGTGAAATCCAAGAGAGCGTGATTGTTGCTCAAGGTATCTTCACAAAAGATGCAGCGGCTAAATTATCTGATGCTGAAATCTCTGGTGCGTATCAAGTAGCCAAAGCGGTTACTGCTAAATTAGCTGATGAACGCAAATCTTTAGGTAACATCTTATTAGGTGATGCGAAAACTGAAACCGCACCTAAATTAGACTTCAACAAAACTTACAATCAATAGGGGTAATGAATAATGGGTTACGCTTACGAACAAGCTCCGGCAAAAGCTGGTGAATTAGGCAAAGGCAACTTTGCGAGTGCAAAAACAAGTGCGGAAAAAGTAACTGGCAAAGTAAAAGCTGGTGATTTTGTAGCATTAAATCCAGAGGGTGGTGTAAAAGCGTTAGCGGCTAAAACTGATGTATTAGCTGGCGTGGTATTCGCAAGCACTATCCGTGATGAATGGAATGATGGCGAGCTTTGCGATGTAATGCATATTGCAGCAGGCGATGCGGTATGGGTAAACGTTGCAACTGGTAAAACTGTTACACGTGGTAAAAAAGTTTACGTATTAACCGCTGGTGGTGACGGTAAAACTGGTGCAATTCAAGGTGAAACCGATGCAAACGGAATCGAAACTCCATACACCGTAATTGATGTTAAGGGTCAATTAGCGTTAATTTCTAAATTATAAGGGGCTAAATAGATGTCTTTATTAACTTATGTACAAAACGGTTTAACTGCTGTTAGCAAAGAAATCGCAGAAACCAAATATCCTGAAATTGTGTTTCCACAATTCGTATATGTTGACCAACAAACCGCAGTCGGCATCACTGAAAAACTTCACTACGGTGCAGATGAACACGGCTCTTTAGATGATGGCTTAATCACTACTGGCACTAGCACTTTAGACCAAGTAGAAGTTGGCTTTACGCCTAAACGCTCTTACATTGTGCCATGGGCTAAATCTGTTACATGGACTAAACCAGAGCTTGAGCAAGGCAAATTATTAGGTTTAAACCTTGATACAGCTAAAATCATGGCGTTAAACAAAAACGCTCAACAAACTTTACAAAAAGTAGCTTTCTTGGGTCACGCTAAAGACGGCCGTCTAACTGGTTTATTAAACTCTAAAGATGTATCAGTTCACACCTTAAAAGGTGCGGCAGCAGGTGCGAAAGTTCAAGCAATGGACTTCGACAAAGCTGTGGCATTTTTCAAAGAAATGTTCTTAGCTGGTTTGGAGCGTACAAAACGCATTGAAGCACCAAATACATTCGCTATTGATGCGATGGATTTAGCTCACCTTGCTTTAACTCAACGTGCGAACACTGATACAACTGCGTTAGAGTTCTTAACTAAGAGCTTATCTGCTGCGGCTGGTCGTGAAGTGGCTATCAAAGCGTTACCGTCTAACTTCGGTTCACGAGTAACAGATGGCAAAACACGTGCGATCGTTTATGTAAACAGCAAAGAACACGTAATCTTTGATGTACCGATGACTCCAACCGTGTTAGAAGCAAAAGAAAAAGGTTTATTAGCTTACGAGTCAGGCTTACGCATGGCATTCGGCGGCGTTACCTTTATCGAGCCTGAATCTGCTCTTTATGTAGATTACTAGGAGGAATAAATGCCAACAATAGAAGATTTTCGTGAACGTTATCCAGAATTTAAAGAGGTCGATGGTTTCCGCATTGACCTTTTTTTATCGGATGCACAACAAGAAATCAGCCAGGCACGATGGGGGAGACTTTTCGAGCGTGGAGTGTTGGCATTAGCTGCTCATTTGCTCCGTCTTTCTCTTTGGGCAACAGAGGGCAATGGTGGGGCGAATCGCAATGTAGCGAGCGAGTCGGCAGGGGAGCTTTCTGTCGGCTATGCTACACCGACAATCACTGGTACAGATGCAGATTATCAATTAACTGCATACGGTCAAGAATACTTACGATTGCGTAAACTCGTTGGGATAGGTGTGATGGTGGCTTAATGACTGTTCAAGTTACAGGTAATCTTGCGAAATTCAAACAGCTTATCGAGCAACTAAAAGCAGGTGGCGAAAAGGCTGTGTATGTTGGTTTTCCTGCCGAGTTTAACGAGAATGTAGAGGGTTCAGATAATTTTAATCTAGCCTCTCTAGCTGCGGTGTTAGAGTTCGGGAATGAAAGCATCCCGTCTCGTCCATTTCTTCGCCAAACATTGGCAGAAAATCAAGAAAAATACACAACGTTATTTGTAAAGCTGTTTGAAAGCGGTATTTCAATAGAGCAAATCTATGAACAAATCGCTTTAATTGCTCAAGGTGATGTTCAGCAGAATATTGCTAATGGCGGTTGGGTAGAAAACGATGACTCAACCAAAATAGCATGGAGACTTAAGGATATTAAAGATCCTAAACGCAGGAAAGAACTTAGAGCAACATTAGATCCAAGTAGCGTTAAGAAAAAGCCGCTTATATGGAATGGACACTTGCGCGATTCTGTAAAAGGTATAGTCAAATGAGCTTAATTAATCAATTCCCTCGCTTTTTAAATAGCAAATTCAGCCAGAAAGTAGTCGTAAAACATCTACAAGGCGAACATTCAGCTATTGACTATAAAGCGAAGTATATTGAAGAGAAAATCACTGCAATAGTGATGCCAACATCGCCTAACGATGTTCAATTCTTGCCAGAGGGTGAGCGGTTTCTGCCAAGCATTAAAATCTACACAGTTAAACCTTTAAAAATAGGTGATTTGGTAGATTATCTTGGTGAAACTTACAAAATCAAAACTGTGGGTAATTGGAAAGACTATGGATACTACAACAATATCGGCATTCGACATGGCCAAACTGCGAAAGTGGATTCAAGAGGCTTTGAAGTTACCTAAAGAGGCTGTAATCGGTGGCTGGTTGCCAGAAAATCCCCTGTCTGCATTCATTACGATGGATGTATTAAATACTAATGAAATCGGGCAGGCGACACGAGAATTTGACGGTAAGCGAGAGCGTATTAGACAGTCAATGCAAAGCACGGTCAGCGTTTCTTGTTTTGGTCGTAATTCACTCGCTCAAAGCTACAAATTAAAAGCTATTTTCCAAAGTTCAGCGTTTCTCTCTTTTCTTAAATCAAATCACTTGGGTGTTATCCGTTTTTCAGATGTTCGCAACCTAACCGCAACGGTTGGAGCGGATTATGAAGAACGTGGTCAATTTGATGTCATTTTCAGTCATCACCACATTGTTGATACACCGTTAGAGCCGATTGAGAGAGTTGAGCAACGGACGAATAACAAATCACAAGATATAGGAGCATAAGCCAAATGGCATTATCAATCTCTAATATTGTAAACGTGCAATTAAACACAGTTCCGAAGTCTGCCGCTCGCAAATCTTTCGGTACGGTCGCACTATTCACGCCAGAAGCAGGTCAAGCATTTAATGACGCCACTACACGTTATGTGTATGTTGATAGTCAAAAAGATGTTGAAGCCTTATTTGGTACAAATTCAGAAACAGCAAAAGCGGCTCAACCGTTCTTTGCTCAAAGTCCACGTGCGAAACAATTAATCATTGCACGCTGGCAAAAAGAACAAACAACCATTGATGCAACTAAAAACGCTTTACGTGGTGCAACAATCTCAGATGACTTAGATACATTCAAAGCTATCACTAATGGTCGATTTGCTATCACAATTGGAACAAGTGTTAAGGTTGTAGATGGTTTAGATTTTTCTGGTGCCGCTGACTTTAATGCGGTAGCGACAAAAATCAAAGAGAAATTAACCGCACTAAAAGTATCTGCCGATGTTACTTTCGATGCAACAGGTAATCGCTTTATTATCTCTGCCGCTTCGGCTGGTGAGAGCGCAGAAACATTAATCTACTATGCATCAAAAAATGACGGAGCTGGTGAATATGTTGGTGGCTTATTAAAGCTTGAAGATGGTCAAGCAACACGAGTGGTTGGTAAAAATCAAGTTGCACTTAAAGCCGAGAAAGTCGAAGAAGCACTATTCAACGTCTCAGAAGTAGAAAACGGCTGGTATGGCTTCACCTTTGCGGCACAATTAACCGATGCACAAATCGAGGCAGCAGCTAAGTACGCACAAGCGAATGACAAGTTATTCGGTGTTAGTGTAATTAAAACCGAGCATATTGAATGGTCAGCATCTAACGTATTTAAGAAACTATACGATGCTCAATTAGACCATACCTTAGCAATCTTCGACAAAAACGATTTATACCCAGCATCTTCTGCGCTGGCCCGTTTATTATCTGTAAACTTTGCAGCTAATAACTCAACGCTTACACTTAAGTTTAAACAACAACCAACAATCACAGCAGATGAAATCACTGCGACAGAATTCGCAAAATCAAAACGCTTAGGTATTAACGTTTATACTTATTTTGACGATGCTGCAATGATTGCAGAGGGTACTGTAATCGGTGGTAAGTTCGCTGATGAAATCGTTATCCTTGACTGGTTCAAAGATGCAGTACAAAAAGAAGTATTTGCTCGTTTATACAAATCACCAACCAAAATCCCTTTAACTGATAAAGGCCAAGCTATTTTAATCTCTGCGGTTGAAAAAGTTTGCTTAGAGGGTATTAATAACGGTGCTTTCGCTGCAGGCAAATGGACCGGTGATAGTTTTGGTAATTTGAAAACAGGCGACTACCTAGAGAAAGGTTATTACATCTGGGCGGCTCCAATGGATACACTTTCAGATAGCGACCGTGAGCAACGTAGAGCGACACCAATTCAGGTGGCTGTGAAGTTAGCTGGAGCAATCCATTCAAGCGATGTGATTGTGAATTACAACCGATAATAATAGGGCTGGATAATCCAGCCTTTTCTTTTTAAGAGGAAATATAAATGGCAGTTTTCGATCCAAAACAAGTAGTGGTACTTCTTGACGGTAAAGAAATCTCTGATTGGGCTGACGGTTCAGATGTAATTAGTGCGGCAAATCAAGTTGATGCTGGTCAGTTGGTTATCGGTGCGAACGGTACAGGCGTATTCATCGCTAATCCAGATAATTCAGGCAAACTAACGCTTAAAATTAAACAACATTCGGCTGACAACGCTTACTTATCCAAGCTATTTAATCAGCAAAAATCAAGCATTAAAACATTCTTACCTATCACTTTATCAATCCGTGACTTAATCAATGATGACGTGGTAACAGCAAGTAAAGGTTATTTTACCACTCCAGCACAATATGTTCGTGGTAACGGTCATAATGCCGAAACATGGACGATTGTTTTTGAACAAATGACAATGAACTTAGAAAAAGGCGTTGAATAATGGAACAGGTTAAGCAATTCACTATCGAAGATGTGACTTACACAATGACACCAGCTAATGCGATGGCTGCGTGGACTGCGTTAAAAAATGCGATGAAATTACTTCAATCAGTTGATTTATCCGCTCTAGGCGATAGTAAAAAGCTAGGTGCAGGCATTTTAACGACTGTATTAGCTAATTTGGGTGAGCCAAGTGTTAAAGAGTTAGAGAATATCGTATTGACTCACACAGCTTGCGAACAAGACGGTCAAAAATACCGCCTATCTGAACGATTTGATAGTCATTTCAATAAACATCGTGGTCATCTAATCACTGTATTAAAAGAGGGATTAACCTATCAATTCGCTGATTTTTTTATCGGTGGGGGTGGATTGCTAGCCAATATTCAGGGCAAACTCAAAGCGTAGAAAGCCAATCAGAAAATAGAGTTGATTGGTTTATTTTTACGCCAATAGTTAAAAAGTTCTGTACATTGCACGAATTAAGATCTGTTTATTCAATAGCAGATCTTCTTTCTTTCCACGAGGTAATAGTGGAATTAAATCAAATGGAGCAAAGCAAAGATGCTATTAGATGAGTTACTGATAAAAGTCGGGCTTGAGACCGATAGCCAAGCAATGCAAGAGTTTGAGCAATTCCTTGATACGGTTGGAAGTGGTACTGAAAGTGCGGTTGAGGGGCTTGGTGAGCTATCCAAATCCATTGAAAGCACGGTTAATACTGATGCGGTGAAAGATGGTGCTGATGCGGTAGATGACCTAAAAGGCAATATTGATAATCTTTGGGCGACAAAGTTCGGTGCTGATGGTCTGGCTAAAAAATTTGAGTCACTTGGCATAGTCATTAATAAAACTACGCTTGCAGTAGTGGCGCTTGGGGCGGTTTTCTATGGTGCAACGGTAGGTGTTAAAAACTTCGTAGATGGAAACCTTGATGCGTTAGATGAGATTAAACAGCTATCTAATGTAACAGGTGAGGCGGCGGATAAAATCTATCTGTTAGGCAAGGTCGCAGAAGTAAATGGTTCGTCTGCTCAAGCGGCTCAATCATCAATCGAGGGATTATCTCGAACAATCGGTGAGGCTGCGGCTGGAATTGGTCGTGGAGCTAAGACTTTTGAACAGTACGGATTAAGCGCTAAGAAAGCCAATGGCGAAATAAAATCATCTAGCGAGCTATTCGGTGAGATATCCGAAAAAATGCAACAGATGAGCGATCAAGAGCAAATAGCAATGCTTGCGAAGTTGGGTATTGATGGCTCAATGATTCAAACGCTCCGATTAGGTAACGATGAGTTAGCCGAACAGATTGCTCTAGCAGAAGCCTTAACACTTGGTGTTGGTAATGCAGAAAACGCAGAGAAAGCGGCGGCATTTAAAGATGCCTTAACGCAAGTTTCTCAAGTGTTTATTGCTATCGGTGAATACGTTTCATTGCGTATATCGCCATCAATCCAGCGATTAGCTGAACGCTTTACAAAATGGTTTGCCGAGAATAATAACTTCATCAAGGCAATTTTAAATGGGCTTGGTCGAGTGTTCTCGTTCTTGTTTGAATTAGCTGGTGCGATAGATAACATTATCGAAAGCACGGTTGGTTGGAAAGCGGTAATTATCACGCTTGGAGGCTTGTTGCTGTGGTTTAGCCGCAGAATGTTGTTAGCCTTTGCGACAAATCCAATCACCTTAGCGATTGCGGCCATAGCTGGATTAATCCTAATCATTGATGACTTTATCACTTGGTTACAAGGCGGTGATGCTCAATTCGGTGAATTTTATCAATCTTGTGCGGACGGTTTGCAGTGGATTGAAGATAAATGGGGCGAGCTTTCAGATTGGATTAAGGAAAAATGGGGCGAGGCTATTTCTTGGGTATCTGGAAAATGGAATGCCTTTACAGCGACATTCAGCATAGACAATCTTAAAAAAGTCTTTGAAAGCGTTAAGCAGACCATTATTGACAAGTTTAAGGCGGCATTTGGTTGGGCTATCGACCTATGGAATAGTATTGTAGCTAAGATTGGCGGTGAGCCAATTAATATCCAGGCTAATGTATCTACTCAAGGCGTGAGACAAGCTGGATTAGGCGTAGCGGATTTAGCTTTAAATGCAGGCGTTTACGCAAAAGCATCTGAGGTTTCTGCTGGCGGTGTTGGTGGCACTTCTAATTCTGATAACAGTATCAAGAATAGCAACAACAAAATCACCATCACACAGCATATTCAAGGCGTGGATAATCCAAAAGCGGTTGCAGACCAATCAGCACGAGCAATCAATAACCAACTTTCACCAGTTATAGGATAGTAAAGAATGTTTAATTTTGCTCAAGTATCAAGCAGAAGTATAGGCACGATAACGTTTGACGTGGTTACAACGGAAGATCACCAGTCAGACCTTTCAATCACAGAAAATCCAATCGAGTCAGGCGCAGCGATAGCCGACCACGCTGTAGTTCAACCAAAACAGGTTACGATTAACGGAATTATGGTTGACCATGACCACGGAACGTTCGGTATCAACTCACCATACATCGGAAATATTCGTGGTGTGGTTGATTTTCTGAATAACTTTCCATTCCCTGTCCCTGTAATTACGCAAACATCTCAAACAATCGCAAGAGCTGGGCGAGTAATTAGCCAAGCAGCAGGGGCTTACAGTCAAGTAAAAGGCATAGTAAATCAGGTGCGAGCAATTGCACCTTTTTTGCCAGATTTTGGGCTTAGCGGCTTGTTAGATAGTGGCGTAGGCGATAGCCGAGTGCAGAAGTGTTATGCCGATTTGGTAGCCTGTCAAAAATCAGGCGAGACAATCGAGATACAAACAGGGATTCATCTATACAAAGACATGATGATTCAGTCTATCTCGGTCAATCAATCGCAAGATGGAAGTGCAACCTTTACGATAACCGCAAGAGAAATCTTTATCGTAAGCACTCAAACCACTCAAAGCTCGCAATCTAGCGGAAGTTCAAATGGTAAAGGTGGAAATAAAACCTCTACCATTGGCAAAACAAAAAGCGGTCGTGCTGCGGTTCAATCCGCATCGAAAACACAGCAAGGCACAACAAGACCAGCTAACGCAGAGCCAAGAAAAACCTCCGCATTAAAAAATATTCTCTCATAGGTGGCTAAGATGCAAAGAATACCAGTTACACAGTCGCCATACCAAGAGCAGACATTTGAATTTAACGGTCGGAAAATACGTTTAACACTGAGATTTAATAGTGTAGGCAATTTCTGGGTGATGGATGTTTACGAACCAGTCACTCAGCGACAAATATGTCAAGGTCAGGCATTAGCTTGCGGAGTGCCTATTCTGTTTCGCTCCGTTCAGCCTTACTTCTTCTATATGGAAGATGAAAGTAGTGCAGATTTAGATGTTATGACAGCGGATGACTTAGGCACTAGATGCTTTCTGTATATCGGGGCTAAATAATGAAACAGTTCGGCAGACAATGGAAATTAGATATTAGCAACGAACAAGAAACGCTAAGTATCACACAGTTAAGGGTGGCGTTTGAGATTGATAAAACAATCAACGAAAAACCAAATCCAGCAAAAATCCAAGTTTGGAACTTAAACCGAGACCATATCAACCAATTATTAAGCCAAGATTACAAGAAAGCATCCTTGTCAGTAGGTTATAACGAACTAAGACAGATTTATTCAGGCGATATTACAAAAGTTAGAATTCAGCGAGACGGATTAGACTTTGTTTTAACGCTTGAATGTTCTGATGGACACGTAGCCTATACACAATCAAGAGCTAAGACAACTCTTAAAGCTGGAGCGACTGACAAGCAAATAGTCGAAGAAATACAAAAGACCATGCCTAAAGTCCAAGCCGGAGCCATGGATATTCCTAATCAGCGTAAATTGCCACGAGGAAAAGTATTAAATGGCAATAGCCGAGATATTTTAACCAAAGTGGCAAGAAATAACGGTGCGGATTGGTCAATTCAAGATGGTTCATTAATCTTTCTACCAAAAGACAAAGTGTTAAACGATGAGGCTATTTTAATCTCGCAAGACTCTGGAATGATTAACGCACCAGAGCAAACCGATGACGGATTAGAAATAACCTGCCTATTAAATCCAGCCTTACAAATTGGTGGATTAGTGAAAGTTGAGTCAATCATTGAATACTTTAACGGCGAGTACAAAGTAATCAAACTCGCTCACTCAGGCGATGGGTTAGGTGGCGATTGGCAAAGCAAAATGACAGTGGTCGGTGGTAAATTCCAAAAGGTTGAGAGTGAGAATAGCAATTCTAAATCCGACACAAAAAGCAAGGATAAGAAAAAATGAACTACCAGCAATCATTAGCCACACCAGAAACCGCAACAGACCAGCAAATCCAACAAAATCAGTTAAATCTACACACCGCATTACCTGCTAAGGTTGTGAGCTTTGATCCAAGCAAACAGACGGTAACGCTTGCTGTTCAGGTAAAAATGCAACTGGCAGACGGTAACGGTGCGGATATTCCTCCACTGGTTGATGTTCCAGTTAGCTTTCCTAGAGGTGGTGGGTTTGCTGTTACGTTTCCATTAAAAGCAGGCGATGAGGGGATTGCGATATTCTCGGAACGCTGCATAGATGGTTGGTGGCAAAATGGCAACGCCTCAACGCCTTTAGACTTTAGGCTACACGATTTATCTGATGCGATGTTCATTCCTGGTGTTTGTTCTGTTCCTAAAGCCATCAAAGGCTTTTTCGGTGATGGGCTTTCAATGCAGACATTGGACGGTGGAACATACATTCGCATAAAGAATGGCACAATCCAAATCAAGGGAAACATTGAGCATCAAGGCAACACCACACAAACAGGCTCGCACAGTTCTACAGGATTAATCTCAAGCGATACCGATGTTTCTGCTGGTGGAATTTCAGGCAAAACACATAAACACGCAGGCGATAGTGGCGGTAAAACAGGAGTTCCAGAATGACGGTAAAAGTTAGACGATTGGATAAAAATCATGACTGGACTTTCGGGCAAGGTTTCGCAAATTACGCTATTGAGTCAGAGGCCATTGCTCAAAATGTTCAGACTAGACTCTGGTCATTTACGAATGACTGGTTTTTGGATTTGGAACACGGTTTGCCATGGTTAGAGCAAATGGGGCGAAATGTGGATTTAGGTGATTGGGAAATCAGGATTAAAAAACACGTTTTACAAACTGACGGAGTTTCCAAGATTACCAGTTATGAGTCGAATTTAGATCCAAATACACGCAAATTAGTAATTGATATTACTTACCAAGACATTTACGGAGCAGAAAACTCCGCTAGTTATCGTTCATAAGGGGCATTATGGCAACACTAACAGAAACAGGCATCCAAATTGAACGCTTAAACGACATCGTAAAGCGTTTTGAAGATGGATTTAAGCAAATCTACGGTCAGAATATTGACCTATCGCCAAATACGCCAGACGGTCAAATGGTGGGTATTTTAGCCCAGATTAAAATGGATATTGAGGAGCTTGCCGAGAATGTTTATCGACAGTTAGATCCTGATGTAGCAACAGGAGCGTGGTTAGAACAGCGAGTAGCTTATGCAGGTTTAATGCGAAGAGGAGCAAGTTATAGCTATTTACGCTCTGTAATTCTAACTGGCGAGCCTAACACTCAACTTTACGCTGGGATTGTTGTATCAGACCAAAATAAGGTTCGCTGGGTGCTAACAACCGATATTCAATTAGATAGCAACGGTTCAGGCCGAGCAGACTTTAGAAGTGAGCAATTAGGCGGTTTTAACCTTGCTAAAAACACAACCTTAACCATTGAAACAGTAACGCTTGGATTAACTAATGCGGTTACTTTTGAGAATGCAGAGGTTGGTGTAGAAGAAGAAACCGACACACAATTAAGAGAGCGTTTTCTATTTAGCCGAACTAAAAACGCACAAAATTCAGCAGAGGCGATTACTGCAAAAATCGCAGCGCTTCCAGATGTTAAACAGGTTAGAGTACTTGAAAATAACACCGCTCAACGTGATGCGTTAGGTGTAGAACCGCACTCCATTGATGTCATCGTTTATGGTGGCAATGATGAGGAAATCGCTAATGTTATTTACCAAAATAAAGGGGCTGGAGTTGGGTTACAGGGTAACACGTTAACAAACCTTAAAAAGGACGGAGAAACGAGACCAATTAGATTTGACAAGGTTTCATTGGTTGACATTCAAGTATCAATGCGATGCGTTCGCTATGAAGATTTTACAGAAATTGATAAAAACCAAATTAAAAAACTCTTAGCTAATCAGATTTTCAAAATTGGTCAAACGGTTTCTTTATCTCGCCTATATTCACCAATTAACCAAGTAGGTGGATTCTGGGTTAAAGAGCTTAAAATCGCACGAAAAGGACAGCAATTAAAAGCCGAGAACGTGGCGTTACAACCAAGAGAGTTAGCGAGAATAATGGAAAGCGACATCGCAATAGAGGTGGAATAATGGCTTATTCAGATTTGCTTATCTGGCAGTATCAAGGAAAGCCTAAAGCACTGTCAACAGTAAAAATGTTAGAGGTTGAATTCTCGCAATGCTTTATTGATTTATATCAACTTCAAGATGTTTTAAATATCGAAACCGCAACAGGCGACCAATTAGATTTGGTTGGGAAACATGTTGGGCAGTCGAGAATTGTTAATGGTTATACATTAAGACAATTCTTTGGGTTTAAAGATGCAAAAAATGCTCTTGGATTTAGCAAAAAGTTTAATGGCGGTGGTCAATGGTACAGGTTAAGAGACCCGTTAGCTGATTCTGTCAGATTATCTGACGAGGATTACCGATTCTTAATAAAGTGCAGAATCATTAAAAATTATCAAGTCGGCACGATTCCAAACATTATTGAGGCGTGCCGATTTGTTTTTGGTGATGGATGCACAGTAAAAGACAATTTAAATATGACGATTACCGTTTCGATTGTTGGCAGATATTTAACTCAGTTCGCAAGATATGCAGTAGAGAATCTTGACATCCTGCCAAGACAAGCAGGCGCTAAAATTATTTTTGAAATTAAATAGAGGATTTTATGGCGATACATAACAAACCCGATGAAAACATATTCGCATCGAGCGCTAAACAAGGCGAAGTGAGTAACTTCCCTGATATTGGCAGAGGGTGGGGCGTTTCATTCGATCAAACAGGTGGAATTCCCCCGATGGAATGGTTCAATTTTCTCTTTAAGAGAACTGATGAGAAGTTCGGATATTTATTGCAGCGTGGATTGCCTGAGTGGTCAGAAACGCAGGAATACCCTATTGGTGCATTGGTTCAGTATAAGAACCTTACATACAAAGCTAAGAGAGCAAATACAAATAAAAACCCAGAACAAGCCGATTCTTTAGACTGGCAGCGATGGGGGTTTACGAAAGCTGAGCTTGGAGTTGCGACATTGACATCAAGTGGCGTAACGAAACTTTTAACCTCGGTTACCAGTAATGATGAATCCATGGCTGCAACTCCAAAGGCTGTAAAAGTAGCTTACGATAAAGGCGTGGAAGCAAAAACGGCAGCGGACAATGCACAACTAACAGCAAATGACGGCGTATTAAAGGCGAATAACGCACAGAATTCTGCCTATAATGCCAACATCAATGCAAACGGTAGAGTGTCTAAAAATGGCGACACAATGATCGGTTCGCTAACTGTGCCTAGAGTTTCTACCGGTAACGTGGAATCGTCAGGTTATTTAAATGTTAGTTCAAATAATGGGGTTGTTTTTTATAATAAAGGGAATTCTGCATATACAGCCATCTTGTCAGAAAACGGGCTAGACATAAAAAAAGCTGTCATGTCACATGAGGGATTGAAGTCCGATCATCTTGGGTACGGTGGTTATGGCTTGCAATATAATTACTCAGCGCCATTTGAAGTTATTGAGGCAGCCGCCAATAGCGTTGGCACATTTTACCCTTTCATTAAAGGGAAAGTGATGAGTAGAGGTAATAGCGGTGCTGCTTTTTCGCTTGGTTACACGACAAAACAAACTGGCTACAACGAGTACGGCAATTTCGGACGAGGCGTAATTAATCTAGTAGAGGATAATGGCAGTTTCAAAAATTGGGAATTTGAACACACAGGAGTTTTTCGTTCAGCGGGTGATGTAATTACTGGTAATGGTAACTCCTTAGATTGGCACACCCACGTATTAAATAGCTTGATAGGCGGTATAACATCTTCGTCATACGGTTCACATTACCAAGGTGCTGATGTCTTTAAAATTAAGCAAAATAGATTAATGATAATCAGGATGCAGATTGGAGTTGTGAACTCATCAGGTGACTACTACTTACCCGAATCTTTTGATGGTTCGGCCAGTGTAATAGCTATTGATTCTGGAGGCGCGGTTAATCCAGTTGGGGCGTTCTTCAAAGGCGGTAATTCTGTTTATATATCAGTAACCAAACCAACAAATGTGACCGTTATTGCAATAGGAGTTAAAAATTAATGTTAAAACAATTCAATATAGCGACATTATCATTTCGAGACCCCGTAGGTGATGAGGACGGATGGATTAATATAGCGACACAAGCACAGATTGACGAGATTTCAGCGAGCATCACAAATGGTGGTGCTGTATGGGTGGAAAATGGCGAAATACGCTGCTCTGGTAAAGCACCAAGTGAATTCTACGTTTTTGATAGAGAGACAAAACAGTTTGTTATCTCAAAAGAAAAGCAGAAGGCTCTTTTTTCTAAAGAAAAAGAGGCTTTATTGAATAGACTAGCAAATAAAGCAGATGATATTAAAACAAGTTTGCTTGTTGGTTATCCTCAAACCGAAATTGAAAGCTTTTACCGACAAGAAAAAGAGGCTTTAGCGTGGAAAGCTGATAATAAAGCTGATACACCAATGCTTAAGCAAGTCGCAAGGGTTCGTGGCGTTCCTTTTGATGTGTTGGTTGAGAAAGTTATCGAGAAAGCATCGCAGTTTGCAGTTGCTATCGGTTTGATTATTGGGCAAAGACAGGCGTTTGAAGATCGCTTGCTTGCCACGAAAACATTAGAAGAACTCACCGCACTTGAAAAGGAAATTGAAGAATGGAAATTCCAAACAAATTAAAGCTCTACGCTTATCACAATTTAATCGCTCTCGACCAGTTGTTCAACGCCTTAACTGGTGGCGCAGCAGACGAAACATTATCAAGTCGCACCTATCGAGGTGCGATTTTAGTTTCCAATCCAAAGAAACGATGGGTAATTATTCATAAAGTAATCAATTTCCTATTCTTTGACAAAAACCACTGTAAAGATTCATACGAAAGCGAGTTAAAAGGCAGACAGCACGATAAACGTTTCAGTCAAATGCGTAAGGGGGCTTAAATGTCAGATACTGATATTGTTCTTTATCGTGGTGATGATGAAGAGCGAAGAGTGCGGATATATGAGAAGCAGCAAGACGGGGAGCTTAAACCATACGACCTAACCAATATTAAGCGGTTAGATTTGTGGGCGAAAGTGCGAAGTCATACTGTAATTTCTCTATCTAGCACGGATGAGACTATTAAGGTCGTAGATGCTGAGAATGGCGTAATTTTGCTTAAATTTAACCACGATTTAACAAAATACGCTATTTGGTCAGAAGCCAACTACGATTTGCAAACAATATCTAATGCGGGGGCGGTAAAAACGGTGATTAGAAACGCACTTTTTAAACTAGAGGGCGATGTCACACCGCAACCGAATGAAGATGACGTGTAAAGATGAATTAGTAGCAATTATTGAGCCGCCTCAAGATATTGAGGTGGTAATTGAAAAGGTCGAAATTATCAAATTAGATGATGGACAATGCGACCAGAAAATCCCAACTCTCGAAGAATTAAAAACTTTTTACAACATAGGAGCTTTATAGCATGGCAAGACCAGAATTTCACCAAACACTCACAGAATTTGCTGAATTTGTGGGGATGAAAGATAAAGAGATTATCAAATTAATCGGGGCAATGCAAAGCCTGAGCACAACCCAGAAAGATACGATTGTTGGCGCAATCAATGAGATGAATCAGCGAATCAATAGCCTATCAAGCAATGCGGCTGGCATTAATGACAGTGCGACTAACGAAACCTCAACATTATCAGCTAAGAAAATTCTTGAGCTTTTAAATCAAGCGAAAGCAGATGTCAAAAATGAGCTTTTAGGAGGACAAGTTGATGCAAGCATTGACACAATCAAAGAGCTTGGCGATCTGTTGAAGAACATTCAAACAGGTGAAGATGGCTTAAATAAATTGGTTCAAAAGATCACCCAAACCAACCAATCTTTAGCATTGCTTGTTGGGAAGTTTACTGTGCTTGACGGCATCGACCTAAAAGAAGCTTACAATCGAGGTTACAATAAATAATGACATTTCAAGCGAATATATCAGAATTCGCTGAATTCATGGGAACTGAAATTAAGCGGATTGAAAAGAAAATTCCAGATAGTGGAAGTGGTGGCAGTAGTCAATCCAGTGATTCAATGATAATCACTGGAAATGGACGACCAGATAAACCTGAAACAACGCAAGGCAAGATTACAGGAAGAGAGCCAAATGGTGCTTTCTATAACTCAACAAATGGTGCTGGAGTCGGGGCTTATTTGTGGCAGAAACAAAACAACAAATGGGTTATTATCTCTGCTGATACTGGCGATAGACGGATGACAAGAGACTCCGTAAATATTAAGCAAGGCTATGTATCTCTAAGACGAGTGAATAATACCGTGGAGTGTACTTTTACTGGTGGCTCATGGGGTTCTATTTCTTTTTACGGAAGTGGAACAACAGGATTTGTGCGGAAAAATCACGCAAAAAGAATGGATATTTTACCTCGCCAAAAAATACCTTTCGGATTCCGCTCCAGTGTACCTTTTATGCTTCCTTTTTATAGCGATGAAGGTGAAAACGTGGGAATGGTTTATGTTGGCAATATATCAGACTCCAACTATATTGAGTTGAGGTTCAAAGATAGTGTGCCAACACAAGATCTTACTTGGATGAGGTTGCCAATTATCAACTGGATAACACCCGATCCATACCCAGAAACACTACCTTAATCTAGAAGTTCAGCAACTTCTTCCATGTTCGGGGCGTAATAGACATTCTGTAATATACGGATGTCTTTATGCCCCGATATTTTCGCCAAAGTCATCACATCGACCTTTTTGGCTAACCTTGTTAAAGCCTCTCGTCTTGTGTCGTGAAAGTGCAAATATTCTCGGTTAGCTGTCTTTTTCAGCTTTCTGAACGTTGCGTCTAGAATATTTGACTTCACTTGAAAACAAGTTTCGCCTTGTTCTATTTCATCTCTTAATCTTTCCAGTATTCTCACTGCATTTTTTGAAAGCGGAACAGTGCGAGAAGAACCGTTTTTAGTCATTGGCAAATAAGCCGTCTTTCTCTCTAGGTTTACATTATCCCAAATTAATCCGCATATCTCACCAGCTCGCATCGCTGTTTCAATCGCAAACAATAAGGCGGCCCCAGTTCTTGCCTTAGCCGTTTTTAAACTCTCGCTATATCCGCTAACTTTGACTATCTCGTCAATATCTTCTTGTGTAAATCTTTGCGTTCTTGGCTTGCTTGCTTTTGGCTGTTGCAATCCAACCATAGGTGAAGATTGAATATATCCCCATCGCTCCAGTGCAACTTTGAATATATGCCCAATAGTGGACAGTTCTCTGCGAACACTTTCGCCCTTAACGGTTTCCAATCGCTCTTTAATCCATAGCTCTAAATCCTGCCTTGTTACATCTGAAATATATTTATCAGTGATAGGGTGGCGTAGAAAGCGAGTTAATCGGTTGAATTCGTGCTTTTCGCCTCGTTTTGTAGGTGTGATTTCATTCAGATACCGCTTAATTACATCAGAAAATAAAGTTTCTGGCTGTAATCCTTTAGCTTGTAACTCTATCCTCTTTTCTTCTTCAGCTCCCCACAAAACAGCCTCCGCCTTTGTGGAGCAAGTTTTAGACTTTCTTATGCTGTCTCGATAAATTTCTACACGCCATTTCTCGCCACGTTTTCTAACCGTTGCCAT